CAATTCTTGTAAGTCAAATGTTCTAACTCCATCAACTGTGATTCTACCATAGAAACGGTTGTTAACCATTTTCTTAGCGTATCTGGTCATGATACCTTTGATAGGTGTAAAGTTGAATGGGTTATACATTGTAGGTGTTAATTGTAGAGGTACATACGGAGCGTAAACATATCCTGTATCTAACAAAGATGAACCTTTGTGTCCAATAAGGATTTGGTTAGCTGGGAAGTATGGATCTCTATACACTTGGTAACGACCTGCTAATGTACCAACTCTTTCAATACCCATGTTGTACTGATCTTGCTCCGGAGAAGCGTTAGATACGTGGAAGTACTCTAGGTCATCAAAGATAGCAGAAACTTCAGAAGATACAACAATCCAGTTAGCCCCACCTCTCAATGTAGATTTGTGGATTTGTGCTGACAATTGGTTAATTGCTGTGATCAAAGTTTGATTCCAATCTTTTTGAGTATAAGTCATGTTTCCTGGAATTCTTCTCCATCCGTTGTAATCCCATCTTAGGTTCCAAGCTGCACCTTTTCTAAGGTCTCTCAAGATTTCTCTATCAATTTCTGCTGCCACTTGCTCAGACAATAATGCTGTTAATTCAGCCTCAGCGTCAATGTTATGGAATGCAGAAACGTCTTGTGCTAATTCAGGTGACCATTGTGCTCTTAGTTTTCTTTCTGTAACTGATACAGTAACTGACTCAAGGTCAAAAGATACTTCACCAATTTTATCTTCAAATTCTAATTCAGCATATCTTCTAAATACAGCTACAAAAGAAGTACCCGAAGAACCTGAAGTGATTGTTGCTCCTGTATAACCATCTAAAGATGATGCGTTACAATCAGCACATACAGGACAAGAAAGATCAACTTCTAAATAGATACATCCGTTTTGATCACAAACTTGATCATAAGATCCACCATTTCCGTTAGGGAATGTTGTTGGTGTTTGTGTATATGTAGGAGAAACAATACCTTTACCGTATTGTTGAGTAACGACTCTAAACAACAATGGAGTTGCTGTAGGAACAGAACAAGCACTACCTTCAGCAATACTCAAACCTGTTGATCTGATAATTTTTAAGTCAGACAAGAAAGTCTCACTATCAACCTCTGATCCATCAGGTCCGATTAATTTACCAACACCATTATCATAAAAACCACACATTTTAACAAGAAGTTTTCTTTGAACACCTGTTGGAGCCAATGAATCAACTAATGATCCATTTGACCAAACTTGGATTGTTGTAGTTGCTGTAACTGCAGTCCATGTACCTTTAGAATAGTCAAATAATCCTGGAGGATCTAATGCCGCCTCAGCACCTTCATAAAATAAATCATAAAGATTTTTAGCGTAAGCGTCAGCACCATCATAACCTGTACCATCAGCCGCGTTATAGTTTGCCGAACCAATTGGTGCGAAGTGGTTTGTTCCTGCAGCGGTATCAGCTGAGTTATAACCTTGAATTTTAGGTACAAAGTAGAACAATTTACCGATTGGTAAGTTCATTGCTTGTACAGATACTAAATCATTTGCTAATAATTTAGAGAATACTCTTCTAACGATAGGAAATACTACAGTTTCAAATGAACCTGAACTGTCAGTAGATGCTGCTTCGTTAATTAGGTGAGACGCTTGGTTTTCATATAATTGTGCCATGTTCTCTTTAACGTGTCCTTTAAGACCGTCTAGGAATCCTAATCTATCCCATTTGTTAATTGTATCTTCTTTGATAACTTTCAAGTGCTTAAGACCGATGTTACCAACAAGACCTGATTCTAATAATGCTCCCATTTTTAATTTTTTTAATTAGAGTTTATTTTTTTATTATTTTGTATATAAATATACAGTTTTTTAAAAAAGTTTATTTTTTAGTTTATTTTTGTCATTAAATCCTTAATTCTCATAAATTGTGGATTTTCATAAGTTTTACTTTCAATCAAATTTGTTGCTGATCCTGATTGTGGAGTTTTAGTTACTTTTCTCTGAATTGATTCAGTAACCACAGGTTGAGTACCTTTTCCGTCAAGTTCTCTTTTGATTGATTGGTAAAGATTTTTAGATTCTTTTAATGATTCAACTGAGTCAAATCTTCTAAGAATATTAATCTTTTCTTGTTTTGTTGTTGAGTGTTCTGTAAACAAACGTGTAGAATACGCTAAGTTAGAATTAAATACCGCAACTTCATTAAGTTTTGTTCTAAAGAAATCTAACGCTTTTTTGTATTCTTCATTTTTTTCTCTCAACAAGTTTAACTCTCCGTTTACTGATTCTACTCTAAGGTGTCTAGGTGCGGTTCTTGGTTTAGGTAAACCTTTTCTACCCCAATATTTACCATTACCTAAAGTTCTTGAGGCTTCAGTAGTTTCCGGTTGTTCTTTAGTATCAATTAATTCTTCGTTTGTTTCGTCTTCCCACTCATTGAATTCTTCTTCTTCAAATTCATTTTCAGTTACTCCGTGTTTGATTTTAGGATATTTGAATTTAGGACCTTTACCTGTTAAACCTTTACCTCCACTTTTTCTATCTTCTTTGAAACCTTTATCGTTAACTGACATTTTTGAGAAACCATTACCTGGTTTACCCATTCCAAGTCCTTTAGCTTTAAAAGATTCCAAAACAGACTCAAGAGCTTCTTGATCTATCTCGTAAACGTTTTCCTCCATACCGTACTCTTCCATAGGAAAATCTTGTTCTTCCATAGGAAAATCTTGTTCTTCCATAGGAAAATCTTGTTCTTCCATACCATACTCTTCCATAGGAAAATCTTGTTCTTCCATACCGTACTCTTCCATAGGAAAATCTTGTTCTTCCATACCGTACTCTTCTTCTAATTCATCAAAATAAGAATCACTGTAGTCTTCACCCTCATCACCATACTCATCGTACCCGAAACCGGTTTCTTCTTGCTCATTAAATTCAGATCCATAATTTTCATATTGATTTGGTCTGACTGATCTAATTGCATCTATCATTGAATTTTCCATCATATTTTGTGGATTTTCGGTGTCACCATCCATTTGTATTAGATATTCTGTTTCATTTTTTGGGTCAGATAAATGGATACCTTTTTCGTCTTTTTTAACAATAATACCATCTTCGTCACCCATTAATTTAAAAACTTTGATTACGTCACCAATTGATGATTGCGTCATATCTAATGGTGGTAATTCACCGCCTAGATTATCTCCCATTTCAGGTTCTACAGGTAATTCTTCACCATCATCAACAACTTCCGTTTCGTCATCAACAACAACTTCCTCACCTTCCATACCATCAACAGGTTCTTCTACGTCTACTTCTTCGTCTTCTACACCAACTTCTTGGCCTTGTTCTTCTTGTTCACGTAGACTTCTTTTTTTTGAACCTCCAAGAGATTCCCTTACTAATTCACTGATTTCTTCCTTCATAGTAGAAGCAAGTATTCCTTTTGCATTTTCACTGATAGCATTTTCAACCGCCTTAATTTGTAATAAAGCGTCTTCTACTACCGATTTTTCATTCATACTCATTTTTTAAACAATATGTTATGCGTTTATTTTTTAAATAAATATGTAGATGTTTGAAAAAAACTTATTTTTTTGTGTTATAATGAAAAAACTAAAAAATAAAAAAGGGAGACACTTAACGTACCTCCCTTAAAATTTTAAATAAAAAATTATTAATTATTCAATAACCTCATCAATTTTACTTTCAACAATAGCAGTAATTCTCCAATCCATAGTGTATGTTTCATACGCCTTTGTGACTTTTGCCTCTACGTCTGTTGGTGAAAAAGCCTTAACTAATTTTTCTTCTTTAATTTTTTTAACTTTCCCTGTGTTCTCGTCTACCATGTCTGTGGTAACTCTTGCAACAAAATACTTTTCATCCATAACTTAATTTTTATTTATCCAAATAATCGGATAATCTTTTCATTAAGTCAACAGATTTACTCAAAGGATTTGATTCTATTTCTTGATGCTCTGTTAAATTTTCTTCGTATTTAGGTCTATCTTCTTTATTAAGGTAAAGATATGCACCAGGTGTTGATGGTGAAGAAACCAAATCAAAACAAATTAATTCAAAATCATCCTGCACTTCATTTTGTTCTCCTTTTTTTACTAAAGATCCTACACCACGAGAAGAAACACCCATAGTCACACCTTGTCTCATCATGTTTGCCGCAATGTCACCTTTTGATGAAACAATCCCTCTTTCATGAAATCCTGGTGTTGTCAATAATTTAATTTTACCCATCAATACGTTATCTTCCCACCACACATCAGTAATAAGGTGAGCAACTCTATCTAAATCAATCAGAGAAGATTCTGGGTGATTAAGTTCAGAAATAGACATCCCTCTATTGATCATCTCTTTATACTTTTCAGTTTCTCTTTTTAATATTTTTTCAGGATAAATTCTACCATTTCTATTTGGTACTCCATATTTTTGTAAAGTAGCGTAAAAAACAAATGGTTTTGAGTGGTCTAGTTGGCCATACGATTCTTTTAAAACTTGACTGTTTCTATACTCATTTGGGTTAATGATTCCAGCATCCCACTCAACAAGTATTCCTTTACCCGTATCTTTAGGTCCTAATATTTTCATAATCTTTTTTATGATAAATATTATATACTTACAGTTTGTTTCGTTTTAGTCATACTTAATGTAAAATACTTTGAATTTTT